TTCAAGGATCTAAGATGACTGGGAATCTCACCCAGAAACAGTTGCTAGCATCAACAAAGAAAGGTGTGGAGAATTTCGCAACAAACAGTTTGTTAGAGATTCGCCCAATGTCGGTCGATAAACTTCAAGGATTGCGTTGTAAGTATGCAGCGGTGGATGAATGGTTATCCGGTGAAGTTCGCGATAATGTTATCGGTGCGATCGAACAGGGTGCATCTAAGAACGACAACTACCTAATCATAGCCACGTCGTCAGAGGGTACTGCCCGGGACGGTGTTGGTGATACAATCAAAATGGAGCTAACTGACATACTAGAAGGTCGGTACTTCAACCCTCATGTGTCTATTTGGTACTACCGATTAGACGATGTTCGTGAGGTAGCTCACCCAGAAACATGGCTTAAGGCCAATCCAAATCTGGGAGCAACTGTTAGCTACGAAACATATCGACGAGAAGTGGAACGAGCAGAGACTCAACCATCAACTCGTGCCGATACCTTAGCTAAACGTTTTGGAATACCGGTTGAGGGATACACATACTTCTTTGTTTACGAAGAGACTATTCCTCATAGATATCAGAACTTCGATGGATTGGAATGCGCAATGGGAGGAGACCTTTCTCAAGGTGACGACTTCTGTGCATTTACATTCTTATTCCCATTGGGTCGAGGTAGATTTGGTGTTAAGACCAGATCCTATGTCTGTGAGTCAAAACTCAAGAAGTTAACTTCAGCGATGCGCAATAAGTATGATACATTCATTGATGAGGGTACACTTATTGTCATGCCAGACGTTGTATTGGATATGAATAAGGTATACGACGATCTAACAAACTTTATTTATAGACACAACTACGTCGTTTACTCATTTGGTTTCGACCCATATAACGCTCGAGAGTTTGTTGAGCGTTGGTCTAGAGATAATGGTGAGTATGGCGTAGAGAAGATTATCCAAGGGGCTCGTACAGAATCTGTACCTATGGGTGAGTTGAAGAACTTGGCTATGGAACGTCAATTAATATTCGACGAAGAGCTTATGAAGTTCGCAATGGGTAATGCCGTTGCAATTCAGGATAATAACGGTAACTACAAGTTATCTAAACGAAGATCTGACGAAAAGATCGATAACGTAGCCGCACTGATCGACGCATGGGTAGCGTTTAAACGCAACATGGATCTATACGCGGCTTAGAGAGGCCAATATGAGTATTTTTACCGATGGATTGACTCATGCTTGGGCTATGTTTTCACGAACACAATCCTCCGCAAATCTTGTTGAAACTGACGAACCATTTCAATTGTCTTTGGAACCCCGTGCATTGAGTCCTAACACTTCTATTCCGGGTCGTTCTTTTAGTCGTTCGTCGATTGCATCAATGATCTTTAACCGTATTGCTATGGATGCTGCTATGGTTAAATTCCAACACGTCAAGTTAGCTCCCGATGGTGAAAACCAAGAGGTGCAGAAAACTTCGGCGTTACAACGACTGTTTGATGTCGAGATGAACCTCGATCAATCTTCAACAGACTTCTTCCACGATTTAGTGTATTCACTATTTGACGATGGAGTAGTCGCAGCAGTCCCATTGGAAGCAACTGTAGATCCGTCTAAATCTGATTCGTACGACATTAAGTCAATGCGGGTTGGTAAGATTCTGGAATGGTATCCTACAAAAGTACGTGTTAAAATTTACAACGAGGAAAAAGGAGATTTCTCTGAGATTATCGTGCCTAAGAAAATGTGTGCGATTATCGAGAACCCTTTGGCAAACATTGTAGGTGCCGAAAACCCAACAATGTCTCGTTTGTTACAGAAGCTAGCTGTTTTAGATGCTCATGACAGAGAACTTATTGCTAATAAGTGGAACATGATTCTTCAATTACCCGTTCCTGTCCGTAATGACATCAAGCGTAAAGAAGCCGACGCTCGTATTCAAGATATTGAAGAACAGCTATCTAAATCTTCGACTGGTATTGCATATGTTGCCGCTGATGAAAAGATTACTCAGTTAAATAGACCGATCAACACCAATCTTATGGAAGAGATCAAATATTTAACGGAGGAATTACTTTCACAAATTGGTTTGACCAAAGCCGTATTCGACGGAACTGCTAACGCAGAACAAATGCAAAACTATTATACTCGTACGATCGATCCGATTGTTACTCGTATTCAAGAAGAATTTCAAAGAAAATTTATCACCAAGACGGGTTATACACAAGGTCACCGTATTGTGACATACAACGATCCATTCAAGCTTGTTCCTACGAGTCAGCTTGCTACGATCGGGGACTCATTACTTCGTAACCGTATTCTCACCTCAAATGAGTTTCGTGCGGTTATTGGTTATGGGCCTATTTCGGATCCAATGGCGGATCAATTGTATAATCCAAACATTGCTGATAATAATCAAGATGTTTCTGTACCTGGGTCGGTCGCGTCCCCTGAAGAAGGTCAAGGTATGGATCCTGAACAAATGGATCCTGACGGCTATCAACAATACCTAGACTACATTCAAAATGGCGGCAAATAATTGATGGAGGTTAATCGTATAATGGGAAAACATCCTAAGTATGATTTCGCGGGTTACGTAACCCGAAATGACATGCGTTGTACAGACGGTGTCACCATCCGTCATGGAGCCTTCAAAGAAAATGATGGAAAGCGAGTGCCTCTGGTTTGGTCACACGACCCGAGCACTCCTGAAAACGTCATTGGGCATGTTGAGCTACAAAATGCGGATGAAGGTGTTTATGGACGCGGGTACTTCAATAATACCCAAAATGCCAAGAACGCCAAGGAACTTGTACAACATGGTGATATCATGCATATGTCTATTGGGGCTAACCGTATTAAGCGGACTCCAGCAAATGACGTAATTCATGGTAACATCTATGAAGTATCGCTAGTGCTTGCAGGAGCAAATCCTGGAGCAGTTATTACCGAAGTGTTACAACACTCGGATAACCCGGAAGAAGGAGAAGTTATTTTAATGGAAAGTAACGAACTTATTCACTCAGCAAGCGACGTCTTAGTTGGTAATGATCGTGTAAGTTTATTCGATCGTATCCAGCACGCTGACGAAGGCACTGAGAGCGAAGTTCTTGATGAAGTTTTAGGAACTTTGAACGAAGATCAACAAGAAGCAGTTGCTATCTTGACTGAAGCTGCAGCTAATGCTGCCCTTGAAGCACACGAAGCATCTGTTGCCAAAGACTTTGATGAGGCCGTAGATTCTCGTGTAAACGAAATTCTTGACGAGTTGGCTGAAGAAGCTGACGATGAAGATGACGATGAAGAAATCGAACAATCTGACAATGGAGGAACTTTGATGCACTACAACGCATTTGAACAAAACACAAACAATAGCGAAGAGATCCGTCACTCGTTGACAGAAGCAATGCAAACTGCCCAAAGCCGCGGTCTCAAACTAAGTAACATTCTTGCTGAAGTTGAAGGTGGAGATGTTCTTAAACACTCTATGAACAACATCGACAAGTTGTTCCCTGACCACCAACTTCAAGGTGGAGTACAAGTAATTTACTCACCAAACACTGCGACAGAACATATCTTGTCTCGTGTAACTAAAGTGCCAACAGCATTTGTTAAGTCTATCATGACTGACTTGTCTGACCTTACTGACGAACAACTTCGTGCGAAAGGTTACATCAAAGGAACTGAGAAGAAAGAACAAATCATTTCATTCCTTTCTCGTAAAACAGACCCACAAACAATCTATAAAAAACAATCAATCGACCGTGATGATGCTATCGATATCGGTCAACAATTGAACGTTGCTGCATTCTTCAACCAAGAAATGCGCATCAAGTTGAACGATGAAATTGCACAAGCAATCCTCGTATCTGATGGACGTGTTACTGGTGACGCTGCTAAGAT